AGTAATATTTGTTATGATATGGTTAAAGCTGTTGTTGTTTATTCTAATGATGCTGATGATATTGCAATTTGTAAATTGGATGATTGTGTTCCTGTCTTTTTTAGACATGTTCCACTTGTGGCAAAATCGGAAAATACGAAAGGTTTTCTGATGACTCCTCAGGCTTGTTTGCCTATAGGAAATATTAGAAAGTCGGATATATTTTCTGGTTACACCACCATGACTTTTGAAAATGCTATATTACCACATGATTTATTATATGATTTTCATGGAAATGGATATTGTGGCTCTTGGTACGTTAATGGAGATGGTTTGTTGATAGGACACCATGTTGCGGGTAGTTCCTCAGATGGAACTGGAATTACTAAGGTTTTTTCAGTTAATACTATGAATAGATTATTTCAGTTACTTTCTACCAAGGCCCCTATTATCCCTTTGCGTGAAAATGAACAGTTTGGAAATGCAGGTGCTGTTGTTGATCTTGATGTAAATATTCATAACTCAAAACATTCTACATTGTCTCCTTCCCTTGTTCAGGGCATATTTCCGGAAGAACGAAAACCCGCTAATATGTTTGCACTTGGAAAGGACACAGTTAAGGAATTAATGAAGCCATCTCTTAATGTTACTCCAACTCCAAATTTAGTTGCTGCTCGATGGGCTCAAGATTTTATGCGTAAGAATTGTATCCCCAAATTTTCGAAAGTTTCGATGCTTGAAGCTTTGGAAGGATATAAGGATATGCATAAACTTGACCCAAAGACCAGTGCTGGATTTGGATTTGTAGGGACAAAGGGGGATCATATTTCAAATGGAGAAATGAGTACCTTTTTAACTAATAGGATCAATAAATTTTTTGTAGATGTAGAAAAAGATAATTACATTTTTGATAATTATCATAAAGCTTGTCCTAAAGATGAGCTTAGAAATCTTAATAAAGTAGATAAACCTCGCATTTTTTGTGCTGCTCCCCTAGACATTGTAGTGTTGCAGCGTTTGTTTTTCTCAGAATTTTTAGTTAATTTGCATAATGATTTAAAGTGGCAATCAGGTGTGATGGTAGGTATCAATCCTTTTTCTAAGGATTGGGAGGATTTATTGTCATTTGTTACTTTAAATGGAGACAATTGCTTTGGAGGTGATGTGTCCGCTTGGGATAAGAGTATGAATCCCGTATTTCAACAAATGTTGAATGAAATCATACTCGAAAAATACGAAGGTAGTGATGTAGATAAGTTGTACGTTAAGATGTTGTTACAATTATTGGTTACTACCCCTCATGTTAATACTGACGTAGCGTATATCGATACACATTCATTAGCTTCTGGAGTAGTTTTAACTGCTGATTATAATTCTTTAGTCAATAAATTTCTTAGTTTATATACTTTTTATATTTTATATTATGAGGAATATGGACGAGCTCCCACGTTTGAAAAGTACACTCGCAACGTTCAATTTGTTGCTTATGGCGATGATTCTCTCGTTGGTGTTAGCAAGGATGTTCTTTTTTATAAACCTAGCAATATTGCAAGAGTATATCGTTCCCTTGGTATGGACTTTACTCCCGAAGATAAGGGAGAATGGACTCAAGAGTTTAGATCTATTTTTAATTGCTCGTTTTTAAAAAGAACATTCCGTGTTCACCCCAATTTGGGAATTGTCGCTCCACTTGATTCAGTTTCCATGTGTTCAACTTTAAATTATATTAAAGATGAATTCAGGGATCGTGAATTAACAATTGTGAAGTTGTTAAATTTTCAACGTGAGGCTTTTTTACATGTCTCATATCAACAATATCTTAAACATGTACAAGATTATTTAAAGGACCAATGTCCTAAATTAAATAAGCTTGTACAATTCCATAGTGAGGAATATCTTCTCACTTTGTACAATTCTGGTGAGTTTCATGACTTATTAGAATTACACTGAATATATTTTTTTATTTACTTACCTTAGTATAGTTTTTTCCTTGTAATATAGGAAGCCTCTGTATTGAAA